GGCCGGCGTCGTGCTCGACAGCGATCCCCGGCGGATGACTCAGGCGGGCATGGCGCAAAGCGCGATCACGCCCGCGGCGCCGGCTACGCCCGCGGCGCCCGCGGAACCGGCGGCGCCGTCGGAACCCGCGGCGGAGGGCGACGGGGAGGACACGTAACGTCATGGGCGACGACCGGATCGTTCAGTGGCCGGATGATCGTCCGCACCGTCGAGGGGCGCCGTCGCTCGAGGCCGCCGTCTCGCCGGCGTGGCTCGCGTCTCGATGGGGCGTGAACGTGCAAACGATCTACCGCGACATCCGGAAGGGCGCCCTCCGCGCCTACCGGCTCCCGGGCGGAGATCTTCGCATCCGGATCCGCGATGCGCGCTCGTACGGAAAGCCGGTCGAGTGACTGGCTTTTCGTGATCGTTCGCGGCGGTAGTCACTAGACGCCGCCGCGGCCCCTCCGGCATCCTGTCGCATCATGTCGCGAGCGGCAACCGGCCAAACGATCGACGTTCCTCCGCTCTCAATCCTCGCACGCGCCAACGTCGAAACCGTGAACGAGGCGGATCGCTCCGTCGAGCTCACGTTCTCGACCGGCGCGCCCGTCGAGCGGTACGACTGGATGAAGGACACGCGGTATCTCGAGGCGCTCGAGATCTCGAAAAAGGCGATCCGCGTCGGACGCCTGAACACCGCGCCGCTCCTCGACGCTCATTCCGCGTGGTCGATCACCGATCAGATCGGGACCGTCGTCGCCGGTTCGTTCCGGATCGATGGCACCGACGCGATCGTTCGCGTGCGGTTCTCATCGCGTGAGGCCGTCGCGGGGATCTGGCAGGACGTGAAGGATCGGATCATCCAAAACGTCAGCGTCGGTTATCGCGTTCACAAATTCGAGGAGGACGCGACCGGCGCGATCCCCGTCCGTACGGCCGTCGATTGGGAACCGTACGAGGTGTCAATGGTCCCGATGCCGGCCGACGTCGGCGCTCGCGTTCGCAATCACGAGATCGCGACGAATTCCTGTCTCATCATCCGCAAGGAGAATGCCGTGGCTGATCCCGCTCGCCCGTCCACCGTCGCCGAAGATCCCGCCGTCGCCGCGCTCCGTCTCACCGACGGCGCGCCTGGCGCCCGGCCCGCCGCAGCGCCGGCGGCGACCGAACCGACGGACGCCGATCGCGCGCGCGCCCTCGAAACCTCGCGGGTCCAGGGCATCATCACCGCCGCCCGCGGCGGCCGGATGCCGCAGACGTTCGTCGACGATCACATCGCGCGCGGGACGGCGCTCGAGGAGGTTTCGCGCCTCGTGTTCGTCGAGCTCGCCGGACGCAATCAGCAGACGGAGGGCCCGCAGCCCGGGGCCTCGATCCGCGTCGGCGATGATCCGCTCGTTCACGTGCGAACGGCGATCATGGGCGCGCTCTGTCACCGGGTCGCTCCGACGTACTTCAAGCTCGAGGACGCGCACCGACCGTACCGCGGCCTCACGCTCCTCGACACGGCGCGGGCGTATCTCCACGCCGCCGGCGTGCGGACGTCGGGCCTCTCGAAAATGGAGCTCGCCGCCGCGGCGCTCGGGCTCAATCAGCGGGGCGGCCACGGCTACCACACGACGAGCGATTTCGCGTTCCTCCTGGCCGACGTCGCGAACAAGACCGTCCGGCGTGCCTACGACGAGGCGCCGCAGACGTTCAAGACGATCGCGCGCCAGGTCAACCTCCCCGATTTCAAGCCGGTCTACCGTACGCAGATGGGCGACGCGCCGGCCTTGCTCGAGGTCAAGGAACACGGCGAATTCAAGCGGGGCACGATCGGCGAGGCGCGCGAGCAATTTCAGCTCGTGACGTACGGCCGCGTGTTCGCGATCACGCGAAAGGCGCTCGTGAACGACGACGCCGACGCGTTCGGTCGCGTCCCGACGATGTTCGGCCGTGCGGCGCGGACGCTCGAAAGCGATCTCGTGTGGGATCAGATCACGAGCAATCCCGTGATGGGCGACGGGAACGCCCTTTTCTCGGCGGCTCACCTGAACCTCGACGCGACCGGCGCGGAGATCGACGTCGATTCGCTCGGCGATGCCCGCGCCGCGATGCGACAGCAGGTATCGCTCGACGGCGAGCGGCTGAACATCGCGCCGAAGTACCTCCTCGTCGGCTCCGCCCTCGAGACGCGCGGCGATGCCATCGTGACGCCGATCACGCCGCAGACGTTCGGCGCCGTGAACCCGTTCTCCGGCAAGCTCACGGTCGTCGCCGAACCGCGGCTCGACGAGGAACCGCTCGCGTGGTACCTCGCCGCGGATCCCGCGCAGATCGACATCATCGAGTACGGGTTCCTCGAGGGGGAGGAGGGCCCGACGATCGAGACGCGGATCGGGTTCGACGTGGACGGCATCGAGATCAAGTGTCGCGAGGATTTCGCGGCCAAGGTGCTCGACTGGCGCGGCCTCTACAAGAACGTCGGCCACGAACATTCGTAGTCGGCGCGCGGCGCCGGCAGGACTCGCCGGCGCCGTCGTTTATCGCTCGATCACGTTCAGCAGCAAGCAACCCGTCGGAGGGGAGATCGCGTTATGAAGAATTTCGTTCAGCCCGGGGAGTCGGTCGAATTCACCGCGCCGTCGGGCGGCGTAACGTCCGGCGTCGGCGTCCAGATCGGCCAGTTTTTCGTCATCGCGACGATCACCGCCGCGGAGGGCGTCCGGTTCAACGGACTCACGGAGGGCGTCGTGACGCACGCCAAGCCCGGGTCGCAGGCCTGGGCGGAGGGCGCCGTGATCTTTTGGGATGAGGGCGCCAAACTCATGACGACGGTTTCGGGGAGCAATCTCCAGATCGGCGTCGCGACGGTCGCCGTCGGATCCGGATCCGGCGAAACGACCGGCACCGTTCGGCTCGACGGCGTCGGCCGCGCGCACGACGGAACGTAATCGGGGGATCGCCCGATGGATCTGTCGTCGCTCCGTGCGCTCGTTCGGAACCTGAATTTCTCCGCGCACGGAGTCGACGCGACCATCGAGTCGGATCCGCCTGGCGTGTTCGACACCATCGCGACGCGCGGAATTTGGGTAACGCCCGACACGGAGAACGTTCCGGGCGTCCTCGAGCTCCGCCGTCGCGAACGTTCGTACATCCTGGCCGTTCCGCTCCTCGACGTCCCGCACGGTTCGATCGTGCACGCGCCGGCCTCGCCAATGTGGGCAGATCTGATCGTCCCGCCGCCCTCGCCTGGCGAGGTTCTCCGCTGGCGGGTCGATGGGTTCGACAGGGTCGCGGCCGATCACACCCGGCTCCGGCTCGTGCTGGCGCCGCTCGAGGATGAGGAAACATGATCCACACGACGCGCCGGCTCCTCATCCTCCTCCGCCTGGGCGAACTCCTGTCTGTCATCACGAAGGCGAACGGGTTCACGACGGATGCCGGCCTGAAAATCTACATCGGCGCCGCGCCTGAACTCGGGAGCGCGGATCCCGATGACGCGCTCGCGATCGTCCCGCGTGATGATCTCCCGACGGAATCGGGGTACCAGTGGACAAAGCTCCCCGTCGAGATCCAGGCGATCGGGAAAGCCTCTGTCGCCGACGCATGGAGCGCGCTCGAGGTGCTCCTGGGCGCCGTGAAGCTCGCCGTCGAGGTTCCGGATCGGACGCTCGGCTCGCTCCTCAAGGGCGACATGACGCGGGGCGCGACACGGGTCGTCGAGCGGCAACCCGGATCGCCGACGATCGGCCTGGGCGTGATCTATGTCTGTTCGTACGTCGAGCCATGGGGCAACCCGACGATCGGCGTCGAGGAGGACACGTAACGTGCTCGCGATCCAATTCAGCACCGACTCGCCCGCCGCCGTCGCGAAGCTCCGCGCGAAAGCACCTGTCGCGATCGCTCGCGCCCTGAACCGCTCGATCGCGTCGGCGAGTACGCTCATGCTCCGCGTCATCTCGGCGGATCTGAAAGTGAAGATCGGCGATCTCCGCGACAAGGTCCGGATCCAGCAAGCGACGCCGTCGGTTCACCTGGCGCGGATCTACGCGAGCGCGAAGCGGATCCCGCTGATCGATTTCGGGGCGAAGGGACCGGAACCGTCACGAGGCCGCGGCCGCGGCGTGACGGCGAAACTCGGCGGCGGCCGCTCGCGGTACCCGAACGCGTTCATCGCGAAGATGAGCAGCGGGCACCGCGGCGTGTTCACCCGGGCGGCGAAGGGGAGCACGGAAACCCGCGGGCGGAAGCGGACGCCGATCCGCGAACTGTTCGGCCCGTCCGTCGCTCACGTGTTCCAACGGAACGAGGCCGTCGGCCTGGCTCGCGCCCAGGAGCAACTCGCGAAGAACCTGAAATCTGAATTCCGTTTCGTTCTCTCAATCGAGGGCACGGCGGCCGCCGCGTAGGCAAATTGGAGGAGCTCACATCATGAGGAATTCCGCACCGCTCGAGGTAATCGCCGCGCCGTTCACGATGTACGTCGCGCCTGTCGGGACCGCGTTCCCCGAAGTCGATCAGGATCCGGACTCGAGCGACTGGACGCTCGTCGGCTCGGCGGGTCCGCTGAACTACGACGAGGCCGGCGTGAA